AACACCCCATCTGTTTAACCAATCAAGTAATTCACTACGAGTAATTCTACGACGCACTTCTTTAACTTCTTGTAGCTGTCTAGTGTTAACTCTTACAGAACCTGCAGCTCTACATAGTCTACTTAAATCTTTAACTGAAGTATCGTTAGGTATATTATTGTTAGACAATACTTTGTATATTGCATTAACTACATTAGGATATTCTTGTTTAGTAAATCCTTCTTCAACAGAAATGATTGCATGATATGATTTACCACCAGACCATAAGAGTGTTGCATACGGTAGGTCTACTTCCTGAAACCATTCTAGTTGTTGCTCTTTCGGCACAGGTTTCTTTACACCACTACCATCATTATAATCATCTATCTCTACTAAAATATTTCTTAAAGCAATAACATTATCGTTGGCTCGTGTACTCTGAGGTTTCATAGGATTAATAGAAAACAATTCGCAGTCTTCTTTCAAACCTTTTAGATGTACTGGATATGTTGTAGTACCAAATTTGTTAGGTGCAAAACATGTCCATTCATCTTCATTAAATAATACTTTATAAAACTCTTTAGTCATTGGCCAGTAATTCTTTTTTAAAAGCTTCTCCTTCTGCTCTAAGTGCATCTGTTATTATAAACTCCATTTCTGCACCTAAACCTTCGCCGGTAAGGGTAAAGTCATTCTTTTCATAAAACTTTATTAAACGGAATGTATGACGCGCTAGTGCTTGTTTATACTGCTTAAACTTTCTATGTCCGTTAATAGTTTTAGTGTCAACACCCATTTTATCATATAACTCTACAGGTACTGCTCTTAACTTAATATCTAAGTCATTAACGATACCAGCTAGTTTAAACATTGATAATGCTTTACTACCAATATCATTACCTCTTAATTCTTTAGCAACAGCTAGATTAAAAATAAATATTGTATTATCTTCAATATAAAATGAAGTACTTAATGTAGGATGTAATGTAGTAACATAAACACGGTCAGGTGTTTTTTCTGTGTGTGCAAAGTATTTACCTTGATAAATACCTTCAATGTTTTCAGCAGGGAATCTAAGACATACTTCTTGTGGTTGAATACCTAAAGACATATATAGTCCTCGTATCATACCACGTACTTGTCCTTGCTCGTGTGTTAACATAATTTCTGAAGCTTCCATAGTTTCGTTTAAATTGTTAAATGCGTGTGAATCTAATCTTGATTTATTTTTCATATTTATAATATACGTATTTTTTTTGACATAAAAAAGTTTTTATCAAAATATTTGTTTATAATAAGCCTCCAATGAAACTTGGTACTCATAACCAAATATGTTACGCATCTCTTCAATTGAATCTAAAATTCTTTGTTTAGCTTCTTTGTACTCTGCGTTAAGCGCAATCTCTACTTGTTCTTGTTTCCAAAGCTGTGTGTTTACTTTAGCTTCATCTTCTCTGTGTTTTAGTAGCTCTGTAGATACTTTAGTTCTACGGCCCATGCCCTTGCAACCCTCTAAGTGATGTGATATCATTTTATTACCTTGTCCAATTGAACCGCAATCGTAGCAGTAATAAACTTTCTGTGAGGCGTTGTAGCCGCCTTCTGCTTTTCCTTCGTGTGCCATAATCTTACTTGTTTAATATTTTTGTTAATAATTCGTTTGTTGTAGGTTCTTTGTAATACTCGATAGTCTTACCTTCTGCATTGTAAAACTCACATATCCATGCGTTTTCTTTAATAAGATATCCGTAATCGAATTCTAAACCTTTATTCTCAGCATGCATAGCAATGAATGGGAGAATGTTTTTGACTTGTGTAGTCGCTTCTTTGTTTGTTAACATATTGTTTTAATTTAATTTATATACCTATTATAGTGTATATCTCCAAAATGTTTCATTTTAAGATAATGTTTTCTTTTAATGTGCATCTCAGATAAATTATATACCTGTAGTACAAGATGCATTTGCTCAAAAAATGAATTATAGTGTAATATTATAATAGTGTGTATAAAAAAAGAGACCCTACCAGAACGGTAAGGTCTCCCAAAACAAATAATAATAAAAAATATTATGAAACGGGTAAACAAGCCCGCGAACCTTTTTAACTGTTGTTCAGCAGTAAAACAAAACTAATACAATTATTATATGTAAGTGTTTAGCAAATGTTTCAAAAAAAAGATTATTCTCCTAAAACTTTTGTAGTAGAAATCCCAACACTTGATAATTTTGTCATCTGTGCATCGTGAGCAAGGTCAAGAACGTCAACGCCGTCAGCGTCTCTGTTATAATCAACTTCAACGTATGCTAATTCTGGCATATTAAATGGTTGAGCGTTTGCAGTGAATGCAGCCTCTGACGCATAAATGTCCAAACCACATTGTAGTGTTGTACCGAATTTTTGATCAGCAACAGAAATTCTTCCGTATGCATTTGAAATTTCAACACCATTAGGTGTCATAATTGGTGTGTTAAATATTAAAGCCATGTTAATGTTATTTTAATTATATATTTAGATTTTTTAGTATACGATTTTTAATGTACCGTCTGTGTGATATACACCACCAACTGGAACTCCACCAGTCACTGCAGCTGCTTGGTCAGCAAAGTTTAGGTTAGCAACTTCAGTAAATGCTATTTGTGGAATTGTTAAAGCATTTGCCCATATTGCAGTTACTTGATATCCCATTGCCATACCCTTTGCAATATTAGAAGGTACCTGAGTTTCGCGGCCAATAGCAACAGAATACGCAGGACTTGCAAGTGTATTAAATCCACCTATTGAAACTGAACTTTCACCATTTGCATTTCCATCGCCTAAACAAACTGCAGCAAAATTATTAGCCTGAGAAGAAAACCCTACAGCTGCAGCTCTTGAACTTACACTTATAGAATCTGTTCCAATTGATAAACCTCTGTTACCATTTGCTCTAGCATTAAATCCTACAGCAACATTTTGCTCTTCGAATGCATAACTAGAAGTTCCAATTGCAATACAATTACGGTCAAAATTAGTAGCACCCAAAGCACGTGCATTACTTCCAATTGCAATGTTTCCACCTGATGTTGCTGATGCAGCTGTTGTAGTTAAACTAGCAGCAGACACCATTGAGTTTGCTACATCACCCTGTACTAAACCTGGTGCTCCACCTGGTAAACCAGTCACTGTAGCAGCTGATAAATCAAGTGCACCTGTGAATGATGCTGATGCTGTACCTACGGATAGCGTAGAAGCGTTTCCAGCGCCGTCTGTCAAGTTCTTTTCAGTAGCGCCTATTGCAGCGTTATCTGTTGTTTTTAATAAGCCTAGGTAGCTAGTACCTACGCTATTACCTGTTAATGTTGCCATATTATAGTTTTTCTTTTAATTTTTGTATTTCAGTATAAATAGTAATTAACTGAGCTTCTTTCTCAGCAATTAATTCTTCGTTAGATGGTCCATCAACTTCGACATCTATATCAGACACTAATTCCATAGTACCATCTTCTAGCTTTCTCCAAGTCTTTATGTTTTCAGTTCTTGTCATAATGTTATGCAAATTTTAATCCGTATATTGGAAAGTCTGTTGCTTTTTGCCAAAGACTGCTTTCTCCAATGTTTGTTGGTAGTGTTGTGTAGGTTCTTGCAAATGTTGTTCCTCTATATGCTGTACTTGCATACATTGACATATGCGAAACTAAACCTGACATATTAGTTGAACCACACGCTTGGACACCAACATTACTACCAGAGTTATTCCAAATAGCTAAGAAATATGTATTATCAACAGTTGCACCTAATGTATGTGCAGCACCACTAATAACTTTTAATCCTGTAGTTGTAGCATCAATATCACCGAATTCATATTCAATATCACCACCTACTAAATTACCAGAAGCACCTGTAGCTGCTTTATATAATACAGCTTTAATAGTTCCACCTGCTGTTGCTGAAGTAATGTAAACACCAAAGGCACTCACATCTTGGCCAGTAATTAATGGCATTGCAACAACTTTCATTTGATTGTTATTTATAGTAGTTGACGCTGTTCCGTATGTGTCTGGTACGTATGTTGTTTTGAATAAATCGTGAGATGTATTTACACCACCATTCATATTAACTCCTCTTCCGGTAGTTAATAGAGTAGCTTCCATACCACCACCACCACCACCTGCAGCGTCAATAGTAAATGTATTTGAACCGTTATCTGTTAAAGTAATGTTGGTACCAGCTTGCATAGTTACAACATCGTTAGTTGTATCTGAACCTGTTAAAGCGATGTTAATATTACCCGCTGCTCCAACTGCACCATAATCATATGTAGTGTCTGTAACTGTGCTATCAATACGTGCACCAGCTGATGTAGCTACAAGGTCAATACCAGTCCCTGGTGATATAGCAATTGATGTTAATGAAGTATCTGAACCATTTAGGTTAAAACTCAATGCTGAACCTACATAAGATTTATCTAATGTATATGTTGTATCTGGTGTACCTGTAACGGTTCCTGTAAAGTTTACAGCACTTGTAGATATTTCAACTGGTAAAGTCTGACCAGAGCCGTCTTGTAGTGGTCTTAACGTACCATCAACTGGTTCGTCAGTTCCTGTTTGAATCAGAGCGTCATACGTCTGACTAATAAGTTTATTCTGTAAGTTTCCCATATTATACTATTGCTTCCCAGTTTCTTGTTTCCGCTTCCCAATTATCTGTAATTAACTGCCACTCAACTTCTGATGGAGGCGTAGGTGACCCTGCTTGAGATAGCGCATACCACCAAGTTCCATTTAACGGAGCTGTGATACCATAGTAGTTAGCTAAAGCTATTGTCCATGAACCGTATAAGGGTGCTGTGATACCAAAATGAATACAAAGCGCTTGTAACCACGATGCATTTACAGGTTCAGTAACCCCTAAAAATTCACAGTATGCTTGTAACCAGTTACCATTTACGGGTTCTGTAACCGCTCCTGATGTTTGATTAAACACATATGTTTGTATAACTGATTGAATTATCATAATAATAAATATAGATTTAGTCTATGTTGTTTTTAAGCTTGCCCACAATCTCATAGAAGCCAACCATGCCAACATAAGCTGTAGCAAGTATTGTCCAATCACTTGAGTCTAGGGTTCCTGAGAACAGCCCGAATGAAGCCACAACAAATACCATTAGTTTTCTACTAACCCATTTACTTAGTAGTGCGTCTATCTTTTGTCTCATTACTTAAATATATTTTTAACTTCTTAATGTTGCTAGCAGTTGATTTAGTTACAGCTGCTACAGTCGGGGTCGCAGTCTGTCCCGCAATCTGCGTAGATCCATAAGTCATTTCTTCGTAAAGGTATGTTTGTTTGTAAGCCACTAAAATAAGGTGTTTGTTTGTTAGGATACATTCCGTCAGTACCTGGGTTTGTATATGTAGCAAACATTCCAGGGTTATCCTTTAAGAACTCTAACATTCTTTCATTGTAAAACTGTGCTGTGTCCATTGCTGATTCACGCAAGTATTTCATTTCATCTAACGTAGTAGGTTGTGTTTCTTCAGATGTACCGTTAAGTATACCTTTTTCAACCATCTTATACTTTAAACTAGGTAACAGTAAGTAAAGTGCATATTGAATTAAACAAGGTCCTACATAATCTTTTAAGAATGCAGACTCGTTAGATGTTAAATCATTTGCAACAACACCTGCTTTTAATCTTGTGTAAAAAGCTGTGCCTAGCGTATCTTGAATGTAAATATCCTGTGCTTGTAAAATAGACGGTGTTAATACATCAATACGAATATTGTTATCTAACGAAGTCCATTGCTTCATTCTTTGCTCAGATACTAATAATACTGTGTCCATTATAGTGATTCTATATTTGATTGTGGTGTTGTATCTTCTACCTCTTCTTCGTTAACTAATTTGTTAGGTCTAACATTTAAGGCTACGTTGTAACCTGCTAATCTTAACATGTAACCAAATGAAGATAGAATCTTCTTTCTTTTAGGTTCAACTACAGTGCCCTCGAAGTGAGCGTACGCAACTTTAATTTCGTCTGCGTTTGAGCTGAATCCGGTGCTGTCCTTGATACCCAAAAGTAATGGGGATGTAATCCTATGGGCAGTAAGAATTCGTGAGCTTATACGCTCTTCTAACAACAAATAGTAATCATCATTAGCTGAATCAATTGGTACAACTTCTACTTCTTTACCTGGTTCTGAGAACGTTAAAAAGAAACGACCTGCATTTTCTGTACCGGTAAATGTTCTTTCAATCTCTTTGTAAACCTCTCTGCGTTCTTCTGGGCTTGGTACACCATTACGAAACTTCAATATCATACTAGGTGCTAAACCATTTGCAATATTGTTTGCGTGAAAACGCGAAACTTGTGCATCTAATGAAATATCATTTAGTGCTGCAACGTATTCTGGAAGAGGGTAAACCTGATTGCCTGGTGTGTAACCGTAGCAATAGTAAATTTGTGAAGCGTTATCACCTTTATTATCAGTAGCATCGAATGCTCTGTATGTTTGGTAAGGATACTTTCTTAAATTTGCCCAGTCTGCTGAGTACATGTACTCATTAACTTTATCTTCTTCGTCTGGTTTACCTGACCTTACATTGTTAAATGGTAAATGGTAAATTTCAGTAATCTTGTTTCTCTCTTTATTCCAAATTACATTTAGTGCATAACCTGCATATAAAGTGTAATCTAATGAAATCTTTTCATATAACTCATCAACAGTTTCACCGTTTGCGTTAATGTATTCATCACCAATAGTTTCAATACCATCACCTACAATACCTGCAGTAATCGCAGTAATACAAGTGTGATGCATTGCTGATGTATCATATAATTCAATTAATGAACCTGGGAATAAGTTCTTTTCACCATAGTACATAAATTCTTTACCACGTACTTCGTGAATTGTTGGTATGTTAACCGCTTGAAACTGTGCGCCGTTAATTGCGTAAATACCTTCTGGTGTACTTCTCATATCTTATTTTAATAATTAGGTCTAAAGAATACGTCTGATACTCTTTCTTCTGTTTCTGGAGTACTCGTGTAGTTAGTAGTTCCTAAATCACCACCTGGTTCTGTAATAATCTTTACTAAACCTTTGTCTAACGATTCTGTTAGCGTACTCATATCGTAATTATATATTCCGTTTTTATGTGAGTCACCAAAACCTACTGGAAATTGGACTTCAAATGTAGTATATCTTGCATTTGAAACAGTTGCAGTTGCATCAATCGCTAATGGTTGATGGCTGTACTGGCTTGTTAACGTAAATACATAGCCTGAACCTAATGTTAAATTCGTTAGGTTTAAGCTAAATTCAAGTGTTAAATTACTTTCTGGTACTAATAAAGTCATATAATTGACTGTTTTTACTGTCTATACTATTAAATATAAAAGTAGCTTGAGTTGTAACCAATAAAAAAAGGGCACCCGTTAAGGTACCCTTCTCTATCTATACAAAAGTAATATTACGCTTCTACAATTGTAGATGTAACTTCGAAAATTGGAGAAGGCTCTAAACCACCTAAAACAATTTCATATCCGTTTCTGTCGCCGTAAGCTGTACCAGAAGTTGCTGAGCCAGATACCATGAATGCACCTTTTTCAACACCGATTGACCAGTATTTACCGTTACCGTCTTTTGCAACAATAACCATTGAAGTAGCCTGAGCCATTAACAATAGTTCGTTTCTCTTAGTAGCTTCCAACTTATTGAAAACCATAGTGATTTGTTGGTCAAAGAATAAAGTTCCGTTCTCTTGTGAAACTGTTGAAGTTTCAGTTAGAGATGAAGTTTGACGAGGAGTTTCGAATACAAAAAAGTCTGAAGGTACCATAGCGCTTCCACCTACAGTAATAGCAGTAATTACTCCTGCTGATTCTGTAATTGATTGAACTGGTCCGTTACCGATAAAGATTTTCTCAATACCACCCGTGCTGTCGTTACACAGGTCTAAAAAACCAGCTGTGATTGCTGAACATGCCATATATTTTAATCAGATTTTTTTAGTTAATAAAACTAGAGGCCGAAGCCCCTAGTCTAAATTTGTTTGGCTTACGCCATATCGTTTGTTGCGAAGACGTTAACTTCACCAACACCAACACCTAGTCTCCACGCTGCACGGAATTTCATTACGTCAGCAGCTTCGTCGTAGAAGAATCTGAATGAATCTAGTTCATCAGTTAAACCAGTTGCAGCAAGAATCATCTTACCTGGACCAGCGAATTTGTAGTTAGAACCTACAAGACCTGAAGACTTGATAACAGTTACGTTAGTACCTGGAAGAATCATGATGTCGTTAGATTCAACTGAATTGAAGTGGTAAAGGTTCTGAGCAACTAAAGCTCTTACCAATGCTCTGTAAGCATCAGGAGAAACTACCATAATCAAATCATCTCTGTCTTTTACAGACTCAGCGATTGCATCATAAAGGTCTAAAGCTTGTTCATAAGCTGAACTTGCATCCCATGCAACTGGAGTACCAGCTTGTAGGTTTGCACCTTTAGCAGAAGTAATTTGTCCTTTAAGACCTAAAGTAGTACCGAAACCGTTGATTAGGAAACCTTCGTTGTACTTTCTTAATTTGTCTGTGTACGATTCAGAGATAACTGATTCGAAAGGAATGAAATCGTTACCAGTACCTGCATTCATGAATGCTGATTGGTATACTGAACGTAAATCTTCTACACACATTTCTGTTTTAGATTGTAGAGATTCGATTGTAACTGGAACCTGCGTGTAAGTTACCTCACCGTCAGAAGTCCAACCACATGATAGAGCTGATACAGGTAAGTCTGCGTCAACTAAGTTAATAGATACAGTTCCAGAAGTGAAACCTGATCTTAGGTCTACGTAGTCAAGTAGATCCGTTTTTAATACAACCTTCGAGATAAGGTCCAACGACTGCTGGTCCGTATATGCTGGTAGTGCTGTAATGTCAAAGCCAAATGCCATAATTTTAAATTTAGTTTTTTTAATTGTTAATTTTTGCGGATTGCTCTTAGAGCTTCCATTCTTGTTGCCAACATTTCATCCTTAATAGCTTTGTTCTCAGAGAACGTATTACGGATTGGTGTTGCTGCAGGTTCGTCTGCAATTTTGTTGAAACGAGCTTTAAGTGCCGTAACCTCTTCAGTTAATGCTGCAATCTCTTCAGTGAAAGGGGCAATCATTTCTGCAATACCTGTTAACAACTCTTCAGTTGCAGGGATAGCTTCTTCAGATACTGGAACTTCTACTTCTACTTCTTCCATCGCTTCTTCAACGATTTCTTCTTCAGTAGTAGCAGCTTCTTCAGCAACTTCTGATATTTCCATAATCTCACCGTTAGGACCAACACCGATTAACTTGCCGTCAGTTGTCTCGTGAATACCTTCGGGTGCATATGGTGATTCTTCGCCTTCTTCTGTTTTAATTAGAAGAGTAGCGCCAACCATTAGTTCGCCTTCAGTATAAACGACCGTACCATCAACTAAATTCACATCGGTGAATTGAGTTTCAGTTACAACAACTTCTTGATCAGCTGCGAGCATAACTCTTAGCTTCTTAACCATGTCTTGTACTGTCATAATTTATAGATTTTTTTAATCTGGATATACCCAGATACTATTAAATATAATTTGTATTTAAACCGACAAAAGTTATTTATGAAACAAAATAGTGATATGTTGTATAATATACATGACATTAATACACTACAAACAAAAAGTAAAGGATAATATAGTCCATCACCCTGCACCACAAGATTGGCGTCTTAAGCAATGGGTAAACAACGAAACCGTACAGGTACGTCGTTTAATAAAAGATATGGAGCGCGAAGGTTTAATCACAATAGAACATGTGCATGAACCTTCAGGTAGAGTACTCAGAATACTGACCAACAAGAATGATATACTAGTTTAGTCTTGCTTGCGTTTGCGTATTTCAACAATGCGGATAACGTTAAGTACTATACCTGTTAGTATAAGCACCATTGTTAATACTTCGTTCCAGCCAATTACCATGGCACCTGTTCCTGCTATTGTTGTCAAATTTGCTACGCTATCTTTTGTTGTGTGTATCATTAGTTCTTTACTACTTCAAGAAATGAACCTTCTACTGAAAAACCGTTAAGTTCACCAGCTTTAATCTTGTTCCAAGTTTCTTTATTGTTTATTTTCATACTTGTCATCCAGGTACCTTTAGGCACGTTAAACCCTAAAGCTGATGCTTTATCCTTTTCAGGATTTTCAACAATCCAAGATTCAAGTAATGTATTTTCAGTTACTACATCACCGTTATGATTAATGTCAGTATTGTGTGTGTTGTTATCTGCTAAGAATTTGCGCGCAATCTTTTCAATAGTTTCTTCAGTAAAATATACGTGAAACATATTACCTAACTCATCCTTTCTTGCGATAAGACTTCTTGGTATCATCGCTGGACCTGTAATAATCATTTTATCATCCGATGAAAATGACCAGCTTTGACTCATTAAGTATGCGTTATTGCTAACAGAACCTTCAGGTGATTGGTCTGAACGGTTGTTTGATTCACCAGCGTTACCTCTTGCAGGACCTAAACTAACTAATACGTTTCTACCGTTATCATTAAACTGTGCAAGTTCTTCCCAGTAGTGTCTGCAATTAGGTCCGCCTTTATAATCAAAGACTGAATAAGATGCGCTACCGTTTGCACCAAAACCTGGATTAAAGAAGTTCATTCTTGTAATCTCTTCGCGTGTGTATACTTTATTAAGTGCTTTTAGTGTTGCACAAAATGTACGTTGACCTGAAGGGCCAGCATATCTGTATACTGTTTTAGCTTGTTGATTTCTTGCTTCATCAGTTAGGCCCTCTAAAATATCAAGAGCTCTGATACCTTGAAGAACTTCGCTAACTGTAGCAAAGCTTTCTTTACTTGCATCAACATAAATAATATCTGTAGGGTCTATAACTTCACCAACCTCTTTAGCTACTTCAAGTACATTAGATTCAAACGCTTGCATCTTTTCGTTCTCAATCTGCTTTAGTTTGCGTTGTGCCCATGCAATACCTTCATCACCACCCCAGGCGTCCCACATTAGCTTACCACAACCTTCACCGTATGGAGTACCAGAATTTTGTCTGTGTCTCTCAAACGAAGCCATACGAGCTATAGTGTCACGTGAGATGTTTTCACCTTTAGCTAATTGATTTGCTCTTTTCTTTCCAGTTGCTTCACCGCAAGAACCCCAACCTTCTTTTTCTGCATAATCTAGTGCTCTTTGTGCATTTGCTTTCGCAGCTTCTGGGTAATCGTTATATGTTTCAAACTCGTGTTCTGCAAATGCCATCCATTCTACTTCAATTGCTGGCTTATCTACCAATGAAAGAATCTCAACACCTAGGTCTTCAAATTCAAACTCTTCTAAGTTAATTACTAATTCTACTATCTTATTCATATTATAATCTTGCAAGGTTATTTATTTTAGCATCTGCTTCTTGTTGCGATGTAACATCACTTGATATAACATAAGCTTTTACTACTGGCTGGTTATTCACCGTTGTTGTTTGTGCTTCTGGTGTAAATACATTATCTCCACCTTGTACTCCAGCTTCCGGATTAAATGCAGGTCCTGTAGGTACGTTAATATTTGGTGCTGGTGTGTCTGTACCAGGTATTTCAATTGATGCAATCTTACGAGCATTGGCTAAACCTGCTGCCACAGCTACACCGGCCGCGATAGGTGCAAGAACAGGACCAACGACTGGTATACCTACTGTAGACTTATAAGCTGCCGTAGCGGACGCGTATGTGTCTATAGCATTTTGTGCTTGCGCTGCCGCTTTTGCTGCAGTTGAACCTTCTCCAAGTAAACCAACAATTGAACCAAGTATTTGGCTACCAGCTGCTAATGCATTGTCAACATCTTGTTCACCAAGCGCTTTCTTAAAGTCAGCGTTTTCTTGTTCAAGTTGTCTAGACTTGTTTGCATACTGTGTATTTATTCTTGCAATTTCTTCAGCTGTTGCACCGGCTGCAGTAATCTTTGCAATATCAGCTTGACGTTGAATCTCTAATTCTGCTTGTGCTCTATCGTATGCACTTGTAATTAAATCAAGGTCAGCTTGTAGTAACATGTCAGCTACCGTCTGAGCATCTGCTATTTTCTTTAGACGAGCCTTTTCATCTTCAGCTGCTTTTTTATCTGCAGCGGCCTTTGCATCTGCTGCGGCTTTATCTGCAATAGCTTTAGCATCTGCTGCTGCTTTTTCGTCTAATGCCTTTTTCTTATCGGCTGCATCCTGGTCAGCTTTTTGCTGTTGTAGTATGAAACCATCCTTTTGGTTTTTAAGCTTGACTAGCGCAGCCTCAGTCTCTGCTATGGTCGCGTCAGCTTCCCCTGCAACCTCTTCCGGGTCGAATAAGAAACTTGCAGTACCCATTGCATAATTTGTAGCTAAATTTGTAGCTTCAACACCTAAGCCTGGTACCTTTGAAAGCTGTGCAGTAATTAAATCGACTGTACCTAAAATAGCTGTAAGTGGTAATGTTAAGAATGCAATAATACCAGCAGCAATCTTTTGGTTTCTTTCAGCTGCATCTATTTGTGCTGCTTTAGTAGCCCTTTGCTGTTGTAACTGTAACTCAGTTGCTTTAATTACTTCTTTAGTTTGCGCAATCTTTAACTGACGTATTTCGTCTTCTGATTTACCTGCTAAACGTAATGAGTTTTCTTGTGCTGAAATAGCATCTAAAGCATTCTGTTGTGCTGTAACATTTGCCTCGGCTTCTGCATTAAGTTTCTTTTGTTCTGATGTAACACCAGATACTAAACCTTTAATGTCGTCCCAGTACGCTACAATCAAACCTAACGCAACAACTAAGGCACCGATACCTGTAGATATTAAAGCTTTCTTAAGTGAGCTTGCACCTTGTACACCGGATTTAAATGAGGCTTTAAGGGCTTTACCCATTTTACCTACACCAGTAATTACATTCTTGAATCTACTTGCAAGACCACCTGTAGCTTCGTCAAGTACTGATATAGCACCTTCACCGGCTTCACCAGCATCTTTAGACGCATCGCCTAACTTATCAAAGTCATCAGCGGCGTTGTCAGCTGCATTACCTGCTTGCTTAGCTTGCGACTCTAATTGTTCGAGTGCTACCTTTGCGTCGTCAATGCTAGAGACTGACTGCTCGAGGCCGTCAATCTCAAAGGTTATTTTAACTACTTTATCTGCCATTACTATTAAATATAAATTATTTTAATTCTGTATTACTGTTCGCAACTAAAACAGTCAGGGAATATCTCGAGTACTGTAGCGTCATTACCACCAGAACTATAGTCAATAACCGTAAAACATATGTCAAGATTAGGGCTACCTGAAATCTTAACAGCATCTCCTAATTGTAAAACCGTTTGAGATGTTACGTATTTAACGTTAGTTCCAGTATCACAGTCTTCAAGAATGTAATAAGTATCGGTACCTGTACCACCCCATGGTACATCAGTGTCACCATATTCTGTATCAGTATCACCCCATGAACCATCAAGAGGTCCAACACAATCTGCACAATCAATATAAATGCTATTGACATCAGCTTGTTTAGGTTCAAGTGATACAGCAATTACTTCAAAACATGCGTCAGGATTATAAATACCACCAACAACTTTTATAGCTTGACCGATGCTAAGTGCAACAGATGATTCAACAATTAGGTAAGCACCTGGTACATCACAGTCTTCAACCTGGTATTTAAATACAGGTGGGTTATTGTTTGCACCGCCGCCACCAGTTACATCTACATAATCAATACCTCCACCGTTACCAGTTGGGTTACCAGGGTTTGATGCTATTCTGTAATCAAGTAATTTAACTAAGTCAACTTTAACGGTTGCTGTTTCTGTTAAGGGTGCATCATAAACCTTAAGTACTCTGAAGTATGCATTCTTAATAAAGATAACATCATCAAATGAAAGCGTGTAAAGGTCTTGTGAATCAATGTTAAAGTAACCTGTAAATATTCTTGCAAAAGGAGAATACAACTCTTGTATGTAAACGTTCCAATACTTTTCATACATACCTTCACCTAAGTTAGGGTCTACGAAATACGGTGTATCTCTGAACCAGTTAAGGTTTATAGTAGTAGCTACCGATGGAAACTCAGAGTACTGTGTAAACCTTGGGTAGTCTGTTGTATTGTGTACATCTGTAGCTCCATCAGTATAGTACCAATCTTCACCAGTACCTTGAGCAGCTAAGCCGTTCCACCAAAGTAATCTTGGCTTGATACGTAACGGTAGCTTTTCAGGTGCATTATGTTTTGTTAGATTTGCAGGGTCTTCTTTACAAAAGAATGGAACTACGAAATCAGATGTCTTTGGGAATCCAGGAACAACATCAACAGGCGTAGGCGCGAATAGTGTATCAATAGTACGTGAATCTTTTAACAAATCATTCTGGCTATCAAACTGTAACTCACCGTAACCTCTTGAGTTTAACTCTTGGAACGGTTTGTTCTTCATGTCTTCATCTGGCTGGTCTTTGAAATCAATCAATTGTGATTGCTCAAAGAATATCGGCTTTAGTACAACATCTTTATTAACATCAAGCTTTTCAGTCCAGTCAAAGTTCTGACCGCTACCCATATAATCTTTCCATGGTTTAATTACAAACTCAAATTCATTTGTAGGTGAAGGTGCCATGATTAACTTAAACTTAGTTAAGATAGACTTTAAGAAGTCTACACACTTAACATCATATCTAAGTAGTGTTGAAATATTTACAGTTGGGTCTGGTGTGTTTGTACACTCAAATACACCGTCTGCTAAAATTTCATTGTTACCATTACTATCTTCAACATACACTTGAACGTTAACTTGTGAGCTTGAACCCGTTGATTGTTGTAGGGCGCCCGTATAAGAAAGAGAGATAGGTATTGTAATACTACCTATACCTTGAGGTACTTGAACTAATCCAGTAGTTGCCAGTTCTGTGTTCCCTACTAATATACGTGCTAAATACTTTGGCTTTTGATTAAATAAACCACGACCCATTTCAAAATCAAATGAAGTGCTGATAGTATAAACACCATCTGCTGGTACTGAGTATCTACTACTTAGTGGAAAGTAACTGTTAGACGGGTCATTGATTTCGTTAGGAAACTTTATATAGTCACCACCCTGCGAGTACTGTATGTATTGTCCACCTTGTGTTCTTGCTTCGAATATACCGTCTGTTTCCTCAATTTGTGCTTGTGCTTCTGTAATACCATCAGTGTAGAGGTTGTAAAAGTAAAGCTCATTAAAAATACTATCAGATGAATATGTGTAACCTGTTTGTTCAAAGATAGCATCGATAATAGCTTTAACTCTAATAGTAGGTGTAAGCTGGCTAATGTCTAATGGGTGTGCTGATTTTTGAAATGAAGCATTACCTGAATGTTCGTCTTTTTCTGCAATCTCAGAGTTTTGTATAACATTACCAACGTCATCGTAATCATAACCTCTGACTGCTAATGCATATCTGATATCACCGCCCTTAAGGGTGCCTATCCAAGAGTCTTGAACATTTTGAAGTGTTAGTTCATGGTTAAGTCTAGTTAAGTCTAACTGGTCAATTGTAATCTCTCCAATTCTACTTGCAAAGTCTCTGGTCTCTCCAAAGAATATTACACCTAAATCAATATTAGATGTTTGCTCATTTACGAATGCAGCATTTATACGAATGTGACCTGACTTGTAAAACTCGCCGTCAACGTACAATTCGGCTACCACACGCTGCGTAATATCAAAGTCTACAGTGTTAACCTCGTACCACCATTTAAAGACCCTAGAGTTGTTCTGTGTAGCTGGTATACGAAACTCTTTACTGAATGCCGAGTTAACAGTTGGAATATCCTTAATGTCTTCTATCGATAGCGTTAGCTTAAGTGGCTGTTCTTCGTACAGGTCCAATTCAAACTTGGCGCCCGTACTATCGTATACGTATATTTGTAGCATTATCCTCTTTGTATCTTTTGATTGTTTGCAAATTCAACTTGTACATCGTGTTGGAACAGTTGGTTTCTTGCGTAGGTCTTTTGCGTATAATTACTTGTTAGTATAGTACAAGGCTCCCATCTACCGTCAATGTATATATTAACATTTGTAGACTGGTAAAGTTCTTGTAGCCATTCTGATACTTCGTCTGACATCCAATCTGATTGCATTGTAACGGTTGTTGTAGCTGTTGAACTGAATGTAGTTTTACCTCTACCGTGCGATGAGATTGTGAATGAATCAGCACTCCAAGTACCTAGAGTTTTAACAAAGGTATTCTTCTGTGTAGTTACCTGCTCAGTGTTACGTTTATCAAATGTAAAGTAATCTTTAGCACCCCATTGGTTAATGAAAGATAATTGTATTGGCTCAAAGCGCTGGCATATCTCATCAGTAACTGTAAATGACTTTTGGAATATTAGGTCGCCTATGTAACCGTCGCTAAATATTTCACCATAGTCAGTACAGTCTGCAATTGTAGTGCCCACACATACATTATAAGAATAGACGCGAACCTGGTAAGCATCGTAGTTGGCTGCAAGTAGTGTTGAAAGGTTTTGTGGCCCTGCACCTACAGTAGCTATTCTATTAGCATCTGTGAAGCTATCAGTTGCATCATTACAATCTGTTCTAACTGAGTTACCATTAGTTTGTGATATAGAGTATACAATGTCTTCAGCTGGTGCACCATTAAGTGTTGTAGTTATACGTACCCAGAACGGCGCTTGATTATACTCTATATTGTTAGTCTCTACGTTTGGCGCCATGTTAATAAAGCTAAGCGTATGCCAATCTGTTGAACTTACAGGTATTGTGCCCGGATAGTTTGTTAAGAAATCGTATGTTGTCGGATACGATACATTAAGGTCTTGTGTAGTCTCACAATCAATAGTATTCGGGTTTGGTATATACTGAGTTAAATCTGAATTTAAGGTTCTCCAGTTGTCGTAAGCATTTATAACATTGTACGTAATACCCGGTACACTAAGTGCTATGTTCGTGCCAGTCTCTGTTCCATATGCAACACGGTACCTGAATAGGGCGCCTGGAGTATCTGCAGCTTTAGCAGTCTCTTCAATAAACAACTGTGAGTTTAAGTAAGATTGTAGTACTCTCTGTACATCAAAGATACCAACACCCGCTGCGTTAGGCGGTTGCTTGAAAGTACTTAGGACTTGATTGCTTTCAGTACGTACTTGAAATACGTAACGGTCTGCTGAGCCGATGCCGTCGACTACAAATACATTCGGTACGTATGCCGAATTGAATGTGTTAGGTGTTTGTGTTAGTGCCATAATTAAAAGTCTTCGGTAAAGCTTGCGATACCGTCTGTAATTGTATTTAAAATATTGTCGTAGTCAAAGAATTTACGTGCTGGTAAACCAAAGCTTCTGTTTCTAAAACCCATACCAATACCGAATGGTGATACTGTAGGTTGTGTTATACTGCCAAATTCATTGCCAAACGGTTTATGGTAACTTGAAGTGTTGTAGCTTGGTAGCACACCGTAGTTTTGAAAGAACCCGTATTCTAACATAGCGAATTCAATTGTGTTTCCATTTACCACATAACCAATAGATTGCTTTAAGGCTCCTGTATCAACGGGAACGTTACGCTTCATACTCTCAGTTATTTCACTACCTAACTCTGTAAGTATTGATTGAGGGTCTGAAAGCTCTTCACCTATCTGGCCAAGTTCGGCTGCTAGTTCTTGTGGTGTCATTTAGCTATTGGTGTGATACAATCGTTTAGTGGTGTTGGTACTTGAATAGTAATCGTTGCCGTCATACCTGCAAGTTCGTCTTGGTACTTTTCCTTGAATGGTGTGTAAGTAATCCCAGTTAACTCAATCTCTGGTTGGTCCTTGTAATAGTAGTAAAGGTTTGCTAACACATCATCAATGTATTGTTGGCAGTCAGACTGAATGCTAATGTAGTTATCGTATACATCACCCTCTTCAGTACGACTCATATCCATTATTATCATGTTGAATGAGTAATTCATTACAGGTCCCTGTCTGTTGTGTGTCTGAGGTAACAAGAATAAGTAAGGGTAATCTACATGTTGGTCTTTTACACCTAACTGTGATTGTGTCTTTAAGTCTGATAGTTGACCGTAGCCAAATGATTGCAACATGTAGTGGTCCTCAGTAACTGTTCTGAATCTGTTTATAATTTCTTTATAGGTCATGATTGTCTATTTCTAATTTTACGGGCTTCTTCTGCAGCCTTCAATGCTTTTTCTTTTTTAATCTGTAGGAAAGTAAGAACCTTTTGTAGTGGCTCCTCTGTTACAATATCCATCTTAAGTATATCTTCACCAGCCAAGTCTACAATTACTTGATACCAACCTCTACTAACTTCTCTAGGGTCAAATACCTCATCAGTACTTTCAGTTACTTCAAAGTCTGAGTCTTGCAATCCAAACAAACCAGAGTACTGTTTGTATATGGTGTTACGCCATTTAATAAACTGTTCTATACTGGCCAACCCCTCATCTGCCCAAGGTGTATCTACTTTAAGTATCTCAAGTATTGCATCTATGTGCTTCTCAACGCCAAGTGCTAAGTAACAATCAAGGTCTACAAACTGACCGAAGTTTAAACTGTTAAAGTCTGGTTGATGTACTAGTGTTCTTTTATTAACGGCCGATATAACAAAGCCCATGAAACAATTGCATTGCATCTTCCTCAGCACCATAAAACTCTTCAACAGGAATACCGCTAATAGCATTTACGACATAAGGCCAATGTTGTTCATTAGTTACATCCCATTTCTGTATAGCAACCCACTCCTTTATAGTTACCCTTTCAGGTATCTTAAACCTTATATCGTTTACATTCGCTGTTATCATCTTTAATAAATATAGTTATGCGGGAATATGAACTACACATCTTTGTAAGTCTTGTGTGTTCTAATTTGATGTATAACATTTTTAGTTACTCCAAGTTCTGCACACAATTCTTTTTGAGTTTTATTTGAACTTCTAATATAGCGAACATTATCTGTTGTTAGTTTTCTTTTAGATTTATTGAATTCAATATTCCAATCATTCTTTCTGCCTTTATGTGCACGGCCTCCTTTTTTTAATGCAAGAGCAGCTGTGTTTGAATAAAGGTTATGGTCAACAGGGTACCCGTATTGTCTCTGTAACTCTCGTTCTCTGCGGCTAACCTCATCAATATCAGTATGTTCTTCGAGTATTTCATAGTCTCCATTCCATTCATGTTCTGTCATACGACGTTCTACGTCTACGCTAACGCCAATCTTTCTACGTTCTTCAATGTGATAAATATAATACATAATAAATCTTTACTTATTATACGCGAATTAGTACCGATTGTTTGGGGAGCCACCTAAAGTTGCGTACGTGCCATAACTTACATTCTGTTTTCTATGGTAGTTTGCAATAGCTAAGCTCATGACTACGTCATCATGGAGTCCACTCGGCGCGTTAAATGTGATTGACCTGGTCTTTGGAGAGTATGAATATTCATATACACTAAGTTCAAAAAGTAATGGTGGAAACAGTTCCTCTGACGGTAACGTTAAAGCACTCTCATTTAAGTCTAACACGAGACCTTCAATAATCTCTTGCTTAGATTTGTTAGAGGTGTTGAACGGGTGTGTGTCCCTCCATTTATCCTTAATCTGTTGGTGTATTACATCACCTATCGAGTTCTTCTCTACAAGCACGGTTGCGTTAAACTGTTTTATGAGTTTTAACATATCCTGCACCATCCCAGACCAATCCTTTGAGTTCTCCCTATACATACCTACTACTTGACCATTGCTGTCGATAAACGTGGCCACAGTGTAATCCACTGAACGCCCTAAATCTATTCCACAATATACCTTTCCTTGAGGCTTCGGGTAACTGTCAAATGTTTTAGTATTGCTTAGGTCGAATACTCCACGGCCGCTATCTTCAAAGCTACCTTCATATTCCGCTGCAAAAATAGATTGTGGTAATGTTAACCTGGCATTCTCAATTTCTTGCGGGTCAACGAACGGGTTATCTGTGTAATGCATTCGACAACTTGAATAGTCTGAAGTCTCTGGGTCTGTTGATTGGCCTAAGTCATAATGTTCTTTAAACCAATTCGAACCGCGAGGCGTACTAATAAATAAAACCTTCTTACCTCTTACAAGCATGATAGGTCTCAGTACAGCTTTCCATACTTCATCATTCATATAGGCAGCTTCATCTACAACCATGTAGTCTCCCGTGTTCCCTCTTAAGTTATCCGGTCTTTCAGCTGACTTGAAGTATATCTTCGAACCATTCTTAAACTTGATAGTTACATCTGAACGGTTAGCCGACTTAATTAAACCTGATGGGTGTACCGCGTCATACAGTTGCTCGAATACTTTTTTAGCTTGAGCATAGATAGGGCGACACCCAGAATATTTCTGCGCCCGGTGAATTAATTGCCCAATAAAGAATTACCTGCATTGCAAGGAATGATTTACCCGTTTGACGAGGTGCCACTACCGTTACATACTTTGAAGTATCCTTAATTAAACTTACTGCTCTTAGCTGACCTTTATGTAAATCAGGTCCTTGCACTATCTTGCTCATACTCTCTTACTAATAAGGCACGTCCGTAATGCCTGTCTACTATTAACCAACCTTGTTCGCCATATTCATTAATGCTCTGCAAGTCTACTCGGTCAACGAACCTATACTCATACTTCTTCATTGCGGCCCTCCGTATCATTTATATCGGGACCAAAGTTAAATGAGATATTTTTAAATAAGTCCGAACCATCGTTGCCTACAACTTCTTGGCGAGCTAACTTAGGAATCACATACTCTGATAGTCTAATCATTATGTCTAGTGCTTTCTCTGGATTCTCTGCAGCTACGTCGGCCAACCAAACTGACATGTTATCTAAGTTGTTCTCAGTTAGCTTTTGGTAAGCCTCGCGAATCTCCTTAGTTGTTTTGTTTAGCGTTCCCTTAGGTTTGCCTGCACGGTTTATGTTTGGGTCGTCTCCTGATTTAAATGGCATCGTCTTCGTCTTTCTTTTGTTTCTTTAATCTTTTAACAGACTTCTTAAGTGCTGCTATTCCTTCTGCTACACCCTGAGGTGTTGATGATCTGACAGTATACTCTGTACCGTTAATCGTTATCTTTTGCTTTATCATATTCAAATAGTATACGTTTTTTTACATTTTCAATACACCTACCACAACTCGTAGTTTTCTTACGTTCACCTGTAAGGCTATTGTAAAGGTTAAATATATCTTGTAGCTCTGCGGGCGAATACCTGCGGCTCGTTGTTAAGAGTATCTTGTTTTCAGTTACCCATTGTTGTTGTTCTTGTGTCATACCCATTTATAAATATAGTTAGCTAGCACCGCTGAAATAGCAGAGTACAGGATACCTTCAAATCCGTAAGTAACCATCATTGGTATAATTGAAATCCAGTAGGCCATACACATATCACAACGGAACGGTTTGTCTGGAAGTTCTGGTAGGTCTAAATGGGTTATGAAATCTACCTACAAGGTGTGCTAGGCATGCGAACCCTATAATGTATGTTAGTAATTGAATCATTCGAAATCTATGTTGTTATTTAATAAGTTTGTTTAATGTAAGCCTTGGCTTCTTCAACGGCCTTGCTAATAGACGTTCGAGGTATTTGAGTTTGTCTTGCAAGCTCCGAGTAGTTTGGTTCTTTTATGTACATCTCAAAGAGTGTTGAACGAAACCATAGCTCGATGCTCTCGGCCTTCATGTCTTCTAAGATACCCTGGATAGCTTCTGTGGCTACATCTAACTCGAAGTCATATATGTCTGTGTCTTGCCTGTTATCGTAGCTCTCGGGTAACGAATGCATTCTACCCTTTTGTCTGTAGATAGTATGGTACTTTGATGTAGAAGAATGAAAGCTTCTGTGAATGATGCCTGATAGGAAATTCATAGCTCGACCTGAGTCTACAAGTTCTTGGCCACGTTCGTGTTCGATAAACTCTGAGATTGCAAAGTGTGCTACCTCTTCTGATTCAGGACTCGACCTACAAATCTTACGGGCCATCGTAATAATTGCATCGTAGTTTTTGGTTAAAAAGTTATTCAAGTATGTCTAGTATTTTTTTTAGTCTTGCACACACCTCGTACTTTTCAGCTAATGCAAATACGGCAATGTCTGCTTCAATCAGTTCCCTAGTAAACTGGGGGTCTCCTAAGTACTGGTCCCTGTAAGTAGCTAACAATAATTGAATGTACTCTTCTTCTGTGTAATCGTCTTCTAGCATTACTTCTTACTCCAGTAGTCTTTACCGAAGCCGATGTTATTCATTTGACGCATGTGGTATTTCTCAACACTGTAAGGTCTCAGGCCCGCCCACTCGCGAAGCTTGAAAGGTGCCGTCACAGGACCCTCAAGTTTTCCAAGTAGGTAGCCCCACTGAATTATTGCAACCTCGTCAGTAATCTCAACCTCTAAGCTTGGCTTTATAAAGCTGCCCTTAGGTTTCCTTGAGTAGTACGCGTTTTGATTTGTAACTGCTGGGGTTTTGGGCCTGATGCCAATATTGTGTTCGTCTATAAAAGCAAACTCATAACACTCTAATAATACGCCAGGTACTGAATGTTTACCAAACTCTCCGTTCGGGCTAAAGTTAGCGGGCAGTGTTAAGAGTACTCTCAAGTCTGACTGGGCGAAGAATAGTAGGGTGTCCGCTGTTAAGTTCTCGTCCATATAAATCCGTGAGACAAGTGCCGCGAATACTTTTTCACCGTCTGTCATGTGGTTAACCCACTCTGAGAATCCTCTGTTAACTCTTAATTTCATTTGTTTGCGTTTTTATATATATTCATTGTATTTTACTACAGAGCCGGCATTTCAATCTCCGGTGCACTACGCTGAATTAAATCATGGTCTGATAGCCAATCAAATCGCATACCATCTCCTTTTCTTAAGTTACCATACTTTTGTTTCTGTACAGTTAATGTATAAGTGCCCTTTAATTTGTACGGTGAATCTGGTTCTGGTTCTAGCCCATCTAATTGTGGGTATTCAAGTTTTACAGCCCACACATAATTTACGTGGTGTGTTGCTTCATAAGCGCCTGCAACATCGTATAAATCTGGTACAGTACCTCTTTGACCTAATGCTCGACTAGCTTCTCTGTTTAACTGAATACTTGTAACTACACAAACGTTTTCAGACATAGCTAATTCTTTTAACTCTTTAAATATTATACCAATTCTTTCCCACTCTTGTAATTGTTTTCTAGGGTCTGATATTTCTACAAGTTTACCATAGTCAACTACAACAGCATCAATTGTTGTACCTATCTCTTCTTTATGTTTTTCTAAATATAATTTGATTTGGTCTATTCTAATACCAGACCATTCAGCAACATAGATTTTACCCCAATTCTTTTCTTTAGCTAACTCAACATAACGTTTACCTACTTCTTCAAAACCATCTTTAGTTAATTCTTTATATTGTATTTCTGTGATACCTAAAGCTGTTTGGTATACTCTACGTATAGTATCTGAACTGGGTTCCTCTTGGGCCAAGTAAAGTACGTTAGAACCTGTCTTAAGTATCTGTACAGATAGCCAAGTTTTCAATACTGTTTTACCACCATTAGTTGTTGCAATAAATGAATAAAGTACTTTCTTTTTTAAGGGTACATCGTTGTCTACTAACCATGGGATATTTACTTTAATCTCTTCTTCTTCTGAGTGTGTTAAAGCTTGCCAGTTTTCTGCATTGATAGGGTCCGCGTACTGTACACGCTTTTCTTTACTTAGCTCAACTATCCTTGCTGTTAAATCACTAACATCTGTATCTGGTTCGCAAAGTGAAATCTGCTTTGTAATTTTTATAATAGCTTCGGTTCGCAAACGAAAGAGTGCAACCTGTTGACTTGCTGTATCAAGTACATCTGCATCTGCAATACCTTTAACAACCCCCTGAAACCCGGCCGGCTGCGCGGCACGTAACTCCATCGCTACAGACTTCAGTGTAGGTTTATCTGTTAGTTTTAATTGTCGAGTGTATTCCTTTACAATAAGTGCTTCTGTATCTGTTAATACTTCTGAGGGTATCTCTGAGAATAGTTTAGGATTTTTAAACCCTGTTTTCAATATATCGTATTTCATATTATTTATGTTGGTTTTTATAAGCTTCTATTTGTTCTGGGGTTAACGTACTCAATTTAACTGGGGGAGGAGTGTTAAGCGACTCACCCTGTGTATTATAATTATTAATATAATTATTTACCTTATCCCCTGGGGACGTACCTTTTGTTCTTTGGGGACGTACCTTTGCTCCTTTAGGGACGTACCTTAATGCTTTGTATTGTGCAGGTTTGTTACCCTTTCTTTGATACAAACGAGTTCTTTGTATTAATTCAGCGGCTACTAAACCATCAAGTGCAGCTTTCATAGTAGCTGGTTTAAATTTATAATCCCTCGCAAACGCAGTAGAATAAAAGTTAACTGTGCCTACTGTTTTTGTAAAATGTACAATACAACATAGTGCTAACCAGCTTGCAGTTTGCAAACTTCCCTTTAACCCACTAATGTACGGGTCCTTTAATAAATTGTGGTTAACACTATAATTCATGACAATTTATATTGTTTAAATCCTTTTTGTTTCGCCCAGCTATAACCTTTAGTAATTACATCATTAAGAGTACCACCTCCAGCTGAACTTATATAACGTGTTCCCCATTCAAGTTCTGCAAACGAAATAGCTCTTGCTAAAGACATATCAACTCTGTAACTATTGTAACCAAACTCCATCAACCACATGTGAGCACCTGTGGACATCGTAGGTGAATAGATACCCATCTTGTTAGTACTCCACTCCTTTGCTTTATTAAACTTCGTTAGAGGTGATATATTATCGTTAGCACCTGTTGTGTAAGTACTTGGTGTTGGTGGCTTAGGTGTTTCAATTGTA